TGCCCAGCGGTACCGTCAGGAGGCCGAACAGCTTCGGCGCACGCTGTCGCAGGGTGAGCAGGAGCTTGTCGGCACCTACAAGCAGAACGCCGAGATGGAACTGGCCGAAGCGCGCCGGGCCTATCGCGATGCCTACGAAGCGGGTGATACCGACAAGGTGCTTGAGGCGCAGGAGAAGCTGTCGGCAGCGCAATATAAGCTGCAGCAGGTTGCTGCGTATCGTCCTACTTTACAAGGTGCAACGACTGAGGTACAAACTCCTCAACAGCCTGTGGCTATTCCGCAGCCGGACGCCAAGACGCAAGCGTGGCAAGAGCGCAATACGTGGTGGGGAACGGACCCGGAGATGACGGCCTCGGCTCTCGGGCTTCACCAGAAGCTCGAACGCGAACGTGGCCCGCAGTTTGTGGGTACCGACGAATACTGGAGCGCCATCGACACAACGATGCGCCGTCGCTTCCCGGAATATTTCGGGGAAGAGAAAGCGTCCACCGGCAAGTCTTCTCGCGCCGAGACTAAGCCTGCTAACGTAGTCGCACCCGCTTCTCGCAGTACATCCGCCAAGAAGATCGTACTCAAGCAGTCCCAGATCGCCATTGCGAAAAAGCTGGGTCTGACCCCCGAGCAGTATGCTCGTGAACTCATGAAGATGGAGCGTTAACAATGGCAGAAACTCGCCTCGCACGTGAACTTGACACCCGCGTAGAAGCGGAGCGCCCGAAGGTTTGGCAACCAGCGTCAACGCTGCCCGAACCCGACAAGCAGCCCGGCTACTCGTATCGGTGGGTTCGTGTCACCACGCTGGGTCAGTCCGACCCGCGCAACGTCTCGGCCAAACTCCGGGAAGGTTGGGAGCCGGTCCGTATCGAAGAGCAGCCGCAGTTTCGGATGCTGGTCGATCCCGACAGCCGGTTCAAGGACAACATCGAAGTCGCAGGACTGTTGCTCTGCAAAATCCCTACGGAAATGATGATCCAGCGGAAGGACTACTTCTCGCAGAAAAATCAGGCCCAGATGGAGAGCGTGGACAACAACTTCATGCGAGAAAACGATGCTCGGATGCCTCTCTTCCGCGAGAAGAAGTCTTCGACATCGTTCGGCAAAGGCAGATAAGCTAGGAGCTTAGAATGGCATATCCTACTGTTTCGGCCCCCTATGGGCTTCTTCCGATCAACCTGATCGGCGGTCAGGTGTTTGCTGGTGCCACCCGCCAAATCCCGATTGTCTCGGGCTACGATACGTCGATCTTCTATGGCGACGTTGTGAAGCTCGTGGACACCGGTACTCTGGCTAAGGACACCGGTACTTCCACCGCCACCCCGGTCGGCGTTTTCCTCGGCTGCTCGTACACCGATCCGGTGTTCGGGAAGACCTTCCGTCAGTACTACCCGGCCAACACGGTCGCCACGGACATCGTGGCCTACGTGCTTGACGACCCGGATGCGCTGTTCAAGGTCGCTGTGGTCTCGTCTGGCACCACCATTGGCTTCGTCACCCGCACTGCTGTGGGTAACAACGCCGCTCTGGTCCAGAACGCTGGCAACACCATCACTGGTAACTCGCGGGTCGCTGTCGATGACAACACCGCGACGACCAACACCCTGCCGGTCCGCGTCATCGACGTCGTGCCGGAAACCGCACAGGCGGGCAACCCCGGCAACTACACCGAGGTGATCGTCAAGTGGAACCAGGGCATGCACCAGTATCTCAACCCGACTGGCGTCTAAGGAGACTGAACAATGGCAATTTCACGCGCACAGCTTCTGAAGGAGCTTCTGCCCGGCCTCAACGCCCTGTTCGGCCTTGAGTACGCCCGTTACGGTGAAGAGCATAAGGAGATTTTCGAAACCGAAAGCTCCGAGCGTTCGTTCGAAGAAGAAACCAAGCTGTCGGGCTTCTCGGCTGCTCCGGTTAAGAACGAAGGCAGTGCCATCGCGTACGACAACGCACAGGAAGTCTTCACGGCTCGCTACAACCATGAGACGATTGCCCTCGGGTTCTCGCTCACGGAAGAAGCCATCGAAGACAACCTGTACGACAGCCTGTCGTCGCGGTACACCAAGGCCCTCGCCCGTGCGATGGCTTACACCAAGCAGACCAAGGCTGCTGCGGTCCTGAACAACGGCTTCGACACCGACTACCCCGGTGGCGACGGACAGCCGCTGTTCTCGAACGCTCACCCGCTGGTCTCGGGTGGCACCAACTCGAACGTCCCCAGCACCCCGGCTGACCTGAACGAAACGTCGCTTGAAGCGGCTGTCATTCAGATCGCTGGCTGGACCGACGAACGTGGCCTGCTGATCGCAGCCAAGCCGCGCAAGCTGGTGGTCCCGCCGAGCCTGATGTTCGTTGCTACTCGTCTGCTCGAAACCGAACTGCGCGTTTCGACTGCCGACAACGACATCAACGCTCTGAAGTCGAACGGCTCGATCCCGGAAGGCTACACCGTCAACCACTTCCTGACCGACACGGATGCGTGGTTCCTGACCACCGATGTGCCGAACGGTCTGAAGCACTTCGTTCGTACGCCGATGGCTACGTCGATGGACGGTGACTTCGACACCGGGAACGTCCGCTACAAGGCTCGCGAGCGTTACTCGTTCGGCTGGTCTGACCCGCTGGGCATGTACGGTTCCGAAGGCGCTGCCTAAGGAAACAGGGGGGAGGGAAGGAGGTAAAACTCCTTCCCTTCTTTCTTTGTGCGTGGTACACGTACGCAACTAGGATTAACCACTCGTACCGACCGACCTAGCGGACTTAGTAGAGACGGTACGAGGATGTGCTACTACACAGGAGGCCAACAATGGCTCGCACTACTTTTTCGGGTCCGGTGAAGTCGGACAATGGTTTCGAAGGCACGATCACCGGCAACGTGGTCGGCAATGTCACCGGCAACGTGACCGGCGCTGTCACTCTCCCGACCTACACCGTCGCTGGTGTCCCCTCGGCCTCGGCCAACGCTCGCACGCTGATCTACGTCTCGAACGGCGCTGCTGGCAGCCCGGTTGTGGCTTTCTCGAACGGCACGAACTGGCTCCGCTGCGATACGCTTGCTGCCATCAGCGCCACCTAATCCTGATCCATAGGAGGGCTGGCTTATGGCTATGCAAACTGACGTCAAGGTCACCAAGCCTTTGACCGCAACTGGCGTGTTCAAGACCCAGAGCGATGCAAACTGCACGTTCCGTACCCGCGTGAAGGGTATCTACGTCAAGAATGGCGCAACGGCGGGCACTGTGGTGGTGCGCGACGGGTCGTCGGGTGGCGACATCCTGTTCACGTTGAACACTTCCGCCGCTGCCGACACGGGTGATTTCTATATCCCCGTGCCCGATCAGGGTATTCTGGCAGAGAATGGTCTGTACGGCACGCTCACCGACGTCGCCGCGATCACCATCTTCTACGGTTAAGGAGGTCGAGATGGCAAAAATCGACAAGGTGCTTGGCTCGATCTCCCCGCTGTACGGGGCGGTTAGCGGCCAAGGGTTGTTTAGCGGGTTGCGCAATCTTAGTCCGGCTCTGTTGGCGGTTGATGCGATCAAGGGCAAGAAGGGCAAAAAGCCCGGTATGGTTGCCGAAGCTGCGGAAGTCGAAACTGGCGCTGGTATGAAGCGCGGCGGCAAGGTCAAGAAGTACGCCAAGGGCGGCTCGGCCTCGAAGCGCGCCGACGGTTGCGCCACCAAAGGCAAGACCAAGGGGAGGTTCGTGTAATGCCCGGCACCTATGGTCCTCGTATTACCCCGACCACCGTCTCCACACGGCCCCCGCGCCCACAGAGTGGCGGTTCCGCTGCTCCCGCTCCGGGTAGCCGTGGCGTCGGCCTCGGTATGAAGCTCAACTTCGCAAAGGGCGGCTCGGCCTCGAAGCGCGCCGACGGCTGCTGCAAGAAGGGCAAGACCAAGGGGAAGATGGTCTGATGGCTAAGTCTCCTGCTTGGACCCGGAAGGAAGGTAAGAACCCCAAGGGTGGCCTCAACGCCAAAGGGCGTGCGTCGGCCAAGAAGCAGGGGATGAACCTCAAGCCACCGGCACCCAATCCGAAAACGAAGAAAGACGCTTCCCGTCGGAAGTCCTTCTGCTCGCGCATGAAGGGTATGAAGTCGAAGCTGACGTCCTCGAAAACCGCAAACGATCCGAACAGCCGGATCAACAAGTCATTGAGGGCGTGGAACTGCTAAGATGGAAATGATGGTATGGAACGTCATTTTGAGCGGTATCGTGGCGGTTATGGGCTTCCTCATTAAAGGGAAGTTCGACGAGTTGGATCGGATCACGATCCTGCTCAATCGGACCCGCGAGGAGATCGCACGGGACCATGTTACTCGGGCCGAGATGAATATCACGGTCGATAAACTGGGGGAGCGGTTCGACAGCGCCTTCAAGCGCCTTGAGGACAAGCTCGACGAGTTCAGAAAGGGCTGATGAGATGAAGAGCAAGAAGTTTGGT